CTTTACTTACGGTATCATGGATTCTCTAACAGGAAATGACGTCGCCGGTAAACGCCCAGGGGCCAAGAACCCCAGCCAGTCTAGTGATGACTGGCAAATTGTCAGGCCGCATGTGCGGTTGCGGCCGGCTCAGGCAGGGGAGGAACCTGCCGAAGCTGAAGACAAAATCAAAGAACTAGATTCTTTGAAAGAAAGCATATCTGTAATGCAGCAAAATGTAGTACAGTTACGCAAAAGTAGGGATATAAAGAAGCAATACCTAAAGTTGCTCAAATCCTACAGATTCACACCTAGAGACTTCCATGTTAAGACTGGCGAGGTAGTTAAGGTTGTGAAAGTATTAACACCCATAAGAGTTCTCAAAAATAGAGGAGGCGTCGCTGTCACCACTGTTTATGAGTTGTGTTGGGTCACTGATGCTAAACTTGGATGTCATAAACAGGAGGAAGATGGTGTAATTACATTTAATTATTGTAAGAACCACGCACATGTTTTGGCACGACAGGGAAGAACTAAAATAACTCAAGAGGAGTTCACCAGAATAAACAAAGAGCTGACAACATATAATGTTAAGTTAGCAGAAACATTTGATAAGGTTAAACTAATAAATAAAGAATTACACGATGGTTTCGATGGCACATTTAAGTATATGGACCAAGATTCTATCGAGTTAGCCGTAAAAAGTTTCTTCACATCTGGAAACTATGACTGGGTTATAGATGGAAAGAGTTTCGACAATTTTGTTGTAGTCGATAATCGCGCATGGTATAATTTATGTAATATAATCCAAAGATATCACGCTTTAAGAAACAAGCAGTTAATGATTGACGCTGTTATCTTGAAGAGAGGTGTCCTTGACGCAAAACTAGAACTAGGATCACAAGATGCCCTATATGTAGCCGATAGGTTACTGGAGCATTTTAAAAAGTTTGCCGTCAAGTTAACGAATTGGACTCATTTTGTAAATAATGGTTTTGAGGAGTCACGTTCGTACGTAGCCCTTAAAGCATCTGTAATATATGAATATATGAAATTACCAATTCAAAAACAAAGTGCATTAGCGATATATGACCCCACATTAATAGAGTTGTTCAATGAGAAGATTAAAGAACAATACGACAATTTTATGAAAAGTTCTGATGATATCATAATCAGACCTTCATCCCGAAACCCAATTTTGAACCGACCAATACATAAGTATAGCAAACACTATGCTAATGCTAAATTAGTCATTGCCAATTATTTGTGGATACGTGCAAATAATTCAGAAGCCCCCATTTCTTACTTGTATTACATTGACAGTATTGTTTCTGTCAAGCGTGATGGCATAAACTTTGACCTAACGGTCATGGATGATATCATCAATCATTATACAATTACGGGCGGTGGTATGTTAAAGAATGCAATGAAGAAAGCTCAAGCCCATCACACTAAACCTGAAGTAGGTCAAGCCAAACCAGTTGAAGCTCTATCTGGAGCCACCACTGAATCACCCAAAACCACCGAAAAACCAAGTAGTCCTGTACCGGCCGTTGTCAAACCAGTACAAGACGCTTCTGTAGCTAAACCAAAGCCTGCTCCTGTTGCACCAGCGAAAGCCAGTGCACCAGTTGCGGCACCAGTAGTTGCTAAGCCTACCATGGCTGCTGTCGTTAAAGCACCAGCACCAGTAAAGCAGCAACAACAACCTAAACAACAACAGAAGCACGTGCCTAAAGCACCAAGTCAACCCTATAGTGAAAAGAAATATGAACCTATATCTCATCACAGTCTTCGTATACAGTCTGGTAACGAAGCAGGAGCCGAAATTAAAACTAGGCACTGGGGGGAATTCGTTGAAGCTAACACCGGAGCAGGATGGTGTGGATATTTGGTTTTAATCAGATGTCTGCAGATTTCTTATCCAATCGTTTTCCAGAACGTACCTTTAGCGATAATGAAGGAATTTGTCACTTTTTATGCTCTCTTAACAGGCCATCTTAAACATTTACCTGACTTGACTTCGCCAATGCTCGCCGCTAAATATTGGCTCACAGACTACTGCTTAGTCCATTGTGCTTATGCACTTGGATTAAACCTTGATATTGTAACTCCATATCTTAATGAGAAGGATCAACCTACCTTATCACCCATCACCCGCTCGAGAGATGATACCTTTATAGGTAATCATAAAGTTTTGTTGAATGAACATCACTATGAACTCATTAAAAGTTCCTTTAAATTCATTGAACAAACACTTGAGTGTATAAATGTTTTACCTGATAGTATCTTTACTGCTTGTGACTTCAAGATGAATCCTATCAAAGTGGGATTTAATCTATCTGCTGAAGCTCACAACCTCGTCACTATATTTCTCACAGCCGATTCCAACATTAATAGGAAATCACGCAAGAAGCAATTCGCATTGCTAAATCTTTGTTACTTTGGTCCAGAGGGTCTTATCAAGATCTGGGATCCTAGTATGCTTGCTGATGACGATTATGCTTGTTATTTTAAACGGAAAGATTTTGATGATAGCACACAAAAACAAGTATGTGTTGCTGCTAGTGCTAATCCAGGTAAGGAACCATTTATAAGAGCCGCTGACTTCCTTAAACCTTTCACTATTGAAAAAGACGATGTCGTTGACAACAAAGAAGATGGATCAGTTGTGCTCAAAGCTGATGAGTTCAAGACTACGGTCATTGAAGAGATACAATACAATTATGAGTTAGAACCCCGTACCTGCCAAGAGAGTATTTTGTTCATGTTGAACAGTAATAGTGCTTCCTATGATAGAATAGAAAAACGTTATGATGCAGAAACTAAACAAACTGAGTATTATAACAATGTGGACAACATTCATGTTACTATAAATGAAATTAAAACCACATTAGATGGCACAATTAAAAGACTCGATCAAGGGTACGAGACATTACAGGGGCTTGATGTAGCGCTTATCGCAAGTGGTAAAGCTTGTGAAAAGTACATCACTGAGAAGGATGCTCTAAAAGTTGTTAAAGCGTTCAATAAAGATTTAAAACGGAAAGAAAGAAAGAAGAAAAAGGAAAAACGTAGATTAGAAAAGCAAAAGAAGAAGGCTTTACTGCAATTGCAAGTGCCTGTTGTGGAACCTGTTGGATTTTGGATGCGGTTATGGAACCGTTTGAAATCAATTTTCACACCATTTTCACAATCGAATAGAGGTGGAATAGTTGTCTGGAACATGGACACTAAAATGATTTCCAGGATGCTGTGGATTTCCATGGCGAATAGAAATCTTCCATTTTATTATATTGATGAAATGACTATCTTTTCAAGGATGATTTATAATAGTTGTTACCGTTTTATGGATTTATTAGCACTTTATCGCAATCCTCATGTTGGCGGTGGGAAGTGGACGGATAGATTTACATATGCTAAAGAAAATATAGGAAGAGCAGCAGGTGCTACAAATACTGCAGCTCAAGCGGCCTATAAAAAAGCTGCTAAAGTTACTCCTAATCCTAAGCAAATCTATACCAAAGTAGCTGAATTCACACCTAATCCAAAGCAAATTAAAGAAGTGATAATCAACCGTGTGCCAACTAAGGACACGTTCGCAAATTTATATAGTAAAGTTAGGCGGTCAGTACCTGATCTCAGGGTGCCTCGATCACTTGACATTACTTTTTTCAAAGTTCGTGCTGATGACTGCAAAGCTGGTCTGAAGATGTACTGTAATCCAAACAAATTCGGCTTCAATATGTATGCTGGAATTTGGGGAAATGGATTTGGTTACACTGCTTCGTATCTTCGGTACTTAAAGAGAAAAACACTTGATTTTCACTCAGTTGCACTAACGACCAAGACTAATACTGATTTCATTGTTACTAAAAATTCGTATAAGGCCAGTGTCAATGGTGAAGCTGTAGTTAATTTGTTTAATCAACAGTTTACTTATGTTGAAGATTGCTCAGTCAACTTGTGGTGGAACAACACCGCTGCTTCTCACCTTGCTAGATTAAATAGTCTCAAACGTATTAAACCTACCGGTCTCCCAGTTGTTAATACTTTGAAAATGGATTTAACAAATGCATACAATAATTTAACTGATTTCGGAACAAGAGGAGGAGGTGGCAAAGCCTCTTTCCTATTGCACACTTTTGTAGCTTCAGCATTACGCGCATTCGGAGATGATCTTTTGGGGTCTCTCAGGATGTTTAGAACACAAACGTCAGTTAAATACCCCCGATCTCGCAATGCAAACTTTGCTGGTTTCATCCCATTCAGTGTTGATACTTTTATTTCACCTTCAAAAATGAGCCCATTAGATGACTCTTGGTTTATTAAGGAAGGTAATAAAGTTTCACTGGCTGGTGTTTGGAATGTTTGCCCTGCTAACCTGCCCATATTGGATGCCTGCAATGTAGTAGTAGCACAGTCCAATTATGCTTCTTTATTAAGTCAAAGAGGTAGAGTCAAGAATCCGAACCCATTACTCCGTGTTGTAGAACACGAGTATTGGGTTGCTAATCCTCTATCACTTCCATTTAGGACCCTGCAGCTTTTATTGAGAACGTTAATAAAAGTCGAGGCAATCCCTTATGTTATTTATTGTCCTGTGTTTGGCGCTTTGCCTATATTAAGCCCTTACACTTTTGCTTTATCCACATTGCTTGGTTCAACTAATTTCTTGAAATACTTGTATTTAGTTATTTCATATAGAAGAGTAACCGACAAATGTGTTATCAGCCTGTCCTTGTTGACTGAAGTCACACTACCCGCCCCTACATTAACTGAGTTAGATAGCAACACGTATGTTAAAAAACGTGCAGCAATCCAATCCCAGGTTCAAGCCATGACTGGTAATATTTCCATGATCCCGCAAGTGCAAACCGTACTTATGGGTTTAAGCACCCAAGGTATTGAGGGTGGCTTCCTAGGAAATACTACTGCTATGGCTTTGGCCCGGTATGCAGCTGATGATTTACTACATACCCATAACAAGGTATGTCAGTAAAGGGTAAAACGACATGCTATGGTAAGTCCTTGGGAAGGTGTGTGTGGACACCGACCCGGGGATTTACTAACAATAAAGCACTAATGCCTGATATAAAGGTATTGGACAATGTGAATGATGATTTATTCGGTCGTGGTTATAACACCGATGATTTTCAATCACATCTATATGATAACAAGTTTCTCAATATTAGACCGACACAGTTAAAGAAAGTGCGTCTATACCCACAAGAGAAACACAAAAGGGGCTATAGAAAAACAATGTTCGCGAATCTCCCATGGTATTATAAGGGAGCTTGCGGGATAAAGCCAAATGATTACGATCTTGCTTCCATGATCGATGGAGCAAAACACAGAGTAGGGGGGGTGACCCCCATGGTTAACAAGAAAACACTTGCACAATTTAAACGTTTCTGTGCAAGTTGGTTCAAAACCAACCTTACTCCATTAGAATGGGATACAGATGTAACTGTTGAAAAATGGTTACAAGAATCACCCTATACAATGGATAGAAAGGCTGAACTACTAGATGAATACTACACATGGCGTGATGAACTCAACGCAACCAAACCACCTAATTTTGCTAAATTAGAATCATTCATTAAGGATGAGTTTTACATGGAACCGAAGACTTTCAGGACCATAAACTCACGTATTGAATTATTTAAATGTTTAGTTGGTCCAATTGTGCATGCCGTAGAGAAGGAAGTGTTTAAACTTCCATATTTTATCAAGAAAGTTCCAGTAGCCGAGAGAGCCCAATATATCATGGACAATTTATATGTTCCTGGTAATGTTTACTCTGGTAGTGATGCCAGTAATTGGGAAGGATCAATGAATAAACAAATTATGAATGCAGTGGAAGTGCCTATGTTCAGGTACATGACGCAGAATCTTCCAACTCATAACGCATTTATGACTTTATATTCTAGGCTGTTGATGACGAATCAATTATGTTTTTCTGGTTTTTACTGTGAAGTATTGTCACGACGTATGTCAGGTGAAATGTCAACTAGTGTAGGAAATGGATTAACCAATTTGTTGGAAATCCTATTCACTGCAACTAAGATGAAGTTAGATATCAAGGTAGTAGTAGAAGGAGATGATGCATTAGTCTCCAGCTCTACTGCATTAGTTGATAAATATTTTAAGAAACTCGGGTTCAATTACGTGTTACAGCGGTTTGATGAACTAAGCGAAGCTAGTTTCTGTGGTCTAATATTTTCTGACACCAAACATACAATAAGAGATCCAGTCAAGTGTTTACTTAAACTTGGTTGGTGTACTCAACAATACATAACTGCTAATCGTATGACTAAAATGCAATTGCTTAGAGCGAAAGCATTATCCCTCAAGTGTGAGATGCCCGATTGTCCTATTCTAGGACCGTTGGCTGATAGAATAATAGAGTTAACAAACCATATTAATATTCGAAAAAGTATTGCGGTTTATGTGAGGAACTTATCACTATACGCTAGAAATGAATTTTTAGATCTCATTTCTAATTACACGCCGATTTGGAAGAAGGAATCAAATGTCACTTCTGAATCCCGCGTACTTATGGAAAAATTATATGGTATTGACATCGATGCGCAAATCGCCTTAGAGCATGACTTCAAAACCATGCCTCTTGGTGGATATAGCCATGATGTGTTTGACCTATTTATTCCCAGAGACAATAGAATGTTCTGGGACGTCTATATCAAAAGCACTCCATTCGCTGATTACAATGACACCTTGATAAATGTAAGAGTGTCTTTCTATCAGACTTATTTGCCTGCTAACAATCCTGCCGATAACAGGAAAGTTATGCCATCCTATGCCGTTGGTGTAGGAACCTAATGCCGACTTATGTCAGACGTAAGGGTCTTTAAACCTAGCCCCCCTGGGTAGGGGGGGCCGGTGTGGTAAGACACACCCTAATAAAATCCAGCCGATCTGGCCGGTCTACTTGTATTAATAATAGTGACTCCCTGATGAAGGGTCTTGTCACG